AATATCTCACACGCCTCTTTTTTAGTAATAGGCTTCTCTGCAGCAAGCAGTTCTATTACTTTATTAATGTTTGCTTCAGAGAGTTTCTCCTCTCTTTTCTTTCTAACTGCCATCTTTTAACTCCAAATGATAGTCGTTTAAATTTTTCAGATCGTCTTCGTGCATTTTTCCTAAAAGAATAATTGCATAATGAATAACTTTATATAAGTCTTTTTCATTCTTGCCGTCTTTCTTTCCAAAACGCTGTGCGTACTTTATAATATTACCAATGCAAAAACCTTCACCATGCCCATTTTCAAATACAATCTCTGTTGTTTGTTTTCCTTCTTGGGCGTAGTGTTGATTATATGTATTGTTCACATACTGTTCTAGTCGGGACATAATTAAGTCCTCATTGAATTTATACTTATACACGAGTTATCCTTTTTTCGTAATCGGCATAATCTTCATTCCACCAATGTGGTTTGTCTCGGTGAGACCAAGCTGCGAAGGTTGCCTTGTCTAAATGGTAATAATCACGATAACTTTGTATCGGATTATCGTAATCTCTAAGATCTTCTGGCATAGCCAATCCGAACTTAGTAAATCCTACTCTTTCAAGATGTACTGGCTCTGGTAGTTTGTTTACTACTTGTTCTACTGATTTGTGCAGTTTTCCATAGCGATAGTAGTATTCATCATTCAATGCATTTGCATAGCAATGAACCCACTCATGATTGTCCAATGACTCCCTTGCCCAGATTGTGCAGGGATGATTGTACATCATTGGAAGGTAGGGGAAGGGTCGCTCCTCTAATGGTAAATGCTTAATTTCAGCTTTAACTTTGTTTAGAACTTCTCGTTCGTCTGCATTCAACGCACGAGGAACATACCCTAGAAACTTGTCAATGTAAATTGTTGTGCAAAGAATCTGGGCAGCTTCCAGTGGCATCTTAACAATATGCTTGTCAACATGATACTGTGCTGCCTTGTCGAGATCCTCGTCTAAGTAAAATAAATTCATATCTTACTTCCAACACTTGTAAATGCCACAAAGACCATCTACATTTTCTGTAGTTTTACAATAAGGACATACCTTATCTTTCTTTGCGGACTTGATTTTTTTGATGTCTTTGAACTTTTTCATAACTTATATTATACTAAAATTATGAGATGAAGTCAAGAACTATTTTCCTTGTCCGTTAATTTTATCCTTAGCTGTACCAGCATATAGACCAAACCAAGCGGCTCCTGCACCTACAACGATACTAATGAGACCAGATTGTTCCATAGTAGGATCTTCTAGTGCCATAAACCACATTGTACAGTAGTACAATAGGAAAATGTATACGCTGAGGAAAGCACGGGGAAATATTCTCCAAGCATCAATCATGTTTGATAAAAAGATCCAACGCTGCCAAGGGTTGTCTGGCTCTCTGTTGGCTTCCATCTCTACAATCTTTGCTTTGAGGTTTGAGTTTTCTTGTACAAGCTCCATGAATTTATTAAGATCAATCTCGACCTCATTTCTACTCATATCACCTGCGAATCTTTCGTCTGCCATTAGCTATCCTTTGCTTCCTGCTTAGCCTTACCCACATTGATTGCAAACCAGTCAAGAACTTTATACATTTTCCCGACTAACTTGTCATCTTTTGGTGTGTCTGTACACGCAGCTATGATTGAAGCACTCATGACTAACCATGGTATAACTTGAATCCATCCGATAACCCATTGTAAGAATCCTAACATTCTTCTCTCCTAATCCTCTTACGAGGCTCAGCCTTGTTTCAAGGCGTATTCTATTGCTTTCGCCCATACTAAATCATCTGCGATAATACAGTCGATAGCATTATAACCTAACTCTTTTGCCGCTAAAAGGAATTCACTCCCCTTATAACATAAGAAAGGTTCTTCAATGTAGGGCTGATCGCCGTCCATTGCTAAATCCTTGTCGTTAGAATTTAGCAATAAAAGGGGATCTTTTAGTCCTACTAGTGCTACAGCATCAGCAAGAAATTCTTCATCCTTCTGTCCGTTAGCGCACTTAATCTTATCCAAATCTACTGATATTGGTTTATATTCTGCTTCTTCTAAATAACTTGTAACGAGATAAGCAGATACTCGTCTAGTTTTTGAACTTAATGTTCGTTGACTTTCTATTTGGTTTCCTCTAATTTTTTAATTCTTTCCGAGTAGTGATTTTGATTTTCTTCTAAATCAACTATTCTATCTTCTAGTTCTTCACACCAATCTTCTATTATTTCTAATCTTTCTTGTAAGTGAGGGTGTTTCTCAAAGAACCTAGCACCCTTTGTTGCGTCTCTGTAAGCTAAGTACTTATTAACTAAAGTCGGTAATCGGAACTTCATCTCTAAGAGGGTGATAAGGAGATATATTTTGATCTAAATAAAATACTATATCTCCAACTGTTCTCAATGTTTCAATCTTTTCATCTGGAATTTCTATTTTGAATACTTCTTCAATCTCTACTATTATTTCTACCATATCAAGACTATCAGCATTATGTTCATCAATTAAATCCGAAGTCATACTAACATTACCATGATTTATTTGATTTTTTACTATACTGAATACTTTATTGCTTATCGACATCCAAGCTCTCTGTTGTAACTTTTCTATAATATACTACTACATCTTTTAGTTCAGTAATATATCTTTGCAACTCTTTCATGTTTAGAGACATAACTTCGTAGTCTGGAACAGTCATTGCTAAAAATACTAACTCGCCCTCTTGTTCTTCTATTCTTGCAAGTTGATCTTCCCAATTATCTGGTGTAACTACTATCCATTGTGGAGTTGTTAAGTCAATCTCACGAGGCATGATTGGTTGTACAATCTGTCTCTGCATAGGTTTTGCTGTAACTTCTATTGGTCTAGTTGATAGTAGACTGCAACTGGAGACCATCATCAAGATCGTCAACGGTAGCACTGAGTTTCTCAATATCTTCAAATGCGTGTTTTGTTCCATTATTTATTTTCCTTTCCATTTCTACTGGATCTTCCAGTATTTTTGCTGTTAATTTATATTCTTTAATGAAATTACTATATCTCATTAACTCCCTTTGGATTTCTTGACTTTTTAAAGTCATACTTTGCAACTGTTCTGTTTGCAAAGTAAAATCTTTCTGCATAGTTGCTATAGCTTCTTCTTGTGTTGCTATTGCACCTTCTAGTTTTGCATTGTTTGCTTTTAGTGTTTCGTTTTCTGTATAGAGCCAATAACTTGCCCCACCTAAAACTAAACAAAAAGCTAGTAACATTTGATTCATACTATATGACCCTCTCTCAATTTCTTGGCAGTTCTTTTTATGCCTGAATCACTCACATACTCTCCTGTAATTCCTTTGCTTCCTTCTCCTAGTAAATCTTCTCTGTTGAGTATGATTACTATAAAAGCAAGTATTACAAATAATCCTACAGTATTACTGTAAGTATTTAATAAGTCTGTAAACCATGATGCTCCCTGAGGCCAATAACTTGCCCCACCTAAAACTAAACAAAAAGCTAATAACATTTGATTCATTATAAGTCCTCTATTTTGTAGTTAAGTCCTTCTGCGCCACTGAATTGTATTACTTCTCCACTCTCGCATCTAAACTTTAAAAATTTTTCTTTCTGTGTTATAATCTTTTTTGCAATAAACACTTGATCATCTGAATCTCCCCAAACATTATTAAAACTCACTGTCACTTTGTACAGGGGTACAAACTTGCTTTTCAGCCAGATCCAAAATCTTTTTATGGTTTCTATAATATTTTTTAAGGTTTGCATTTATATTGCTCTCTAATTGATTTAATTTTTTCCAATTTGCCAACTCAATATTTTGAGTTATTTGCAGTTCAAGTTTAAACTGCGTGTATAAATAATAGTTAAAACATAATGCTACCCATACGAGTAGCACTAGTAACTTGTTTATGTTGATGTTGATGATGAAGTAGAAGTTGAACTACTAGTTGTTGTACTTGTAGTTGGCACGACTGTTGTTGTTTCATTCATTGTATTCAATTCATCAATAATCTCTTGTTCTGTAGAAGTAACACTTGTTGTTTCTGTGCTAGTTTCTGTACTTGTTGTAGTACTAGTAACTGTTGCAGTGTTTGTTCCTGTCAACGCCTCACCAATAGCTGTAAGCACTGCTGCTGTCTGAGTAACTGAGGTTACATCAACTGCATTTTCTGGTACTTCAACTTGCACTTCTTCGATAGGGACTATCTCTGGTTCTTCTGCCTCAACATCTTTGGGTTGTTCATTAGATCGGAAGAGCACACGTCTGAACTCCAGTCACGGCTACATCTCGTATGCCGTCTTCTGCTTGAAAAAAAAAAAAAAAAAAAAAATCAAAGTCATTTTCACAAAATGCTCTGTCACTACTAAGCACACTGAACATAGCTAGTGTACCGCAACTTGACGGTCAGCA